AGATCTCGTCTCCCGTGCCGCAGGCGTTCGGGATGACGCACACGCTCTCGAAGGCGCCGTCCGAGAGATCCTGCGCCCGGCCGGTGATCCACCGGGACCACGCCACGACCTGCTCCGGCCGCTCGTAGGCGCAACAGAGCAGGGCCCCGTCCGACCGGATGGCCAGCACGTAGGAATCCGGCGAGGTGATGCGCGCGATCTGCTCGAGGCCCACCGCCGTCAGGTGATCGGCCAGGATGGTCAGATCCACCGCGTTGTAGGCGTCGTCCGTGAACCCGTAGGAGACCTCCCGGATGCGCTGCGCCCCGCGCTGGAGCGCCAGCACGGCGTTGTTGACGATCACCGGGGCGACGGTGGGATCCACGCCCTTGTCGTTCTCGGGCACCACGAGCGGCGGGTTGCCCGGCGTGATCGCGGCATCCGTACTGCCCCCCTGGGCGCGGAGCCACCCGCCCACGGTGCCGATCAGGAGCCGGCGCAGGGAGACGAGCGCCCGGATGCGGTCGAACGGCCCCGGGATCACGTAGTCGTAGGCGGCATTGTCCTCGGAGCCGAGCAGGAAGTTCTCGAAGTCGGCCGTCTGCGAGCCCACGAAGGTCAAGGGCTCGAGGGCCGAACCCCCGGCCACGAGGCGCTGCTCGTGGAACACGGCCGCGCCGGGCCAGCCCCGATCATCCGACCAGATCGGGTCCTCGATGGTCCAGTTGCCCGCCTCGGCCGCCACGATCGCCGTGAGCACGGCCAGGATCTCGCCCGTGACCACCGTGGCGCTCGTGAACCCGGTGATCTGCACGAACCCCGAGTGCACGCGCACGTACTTGCCCAGATCGGTCACGCGGAAGGCATCGCCCCCCGCCGTGAGGGTCACGATCTCGCCGACCGGGCTCTTGACGCTGGGGGTGAGCGTCTGGTTCGGGGATCCCACGAGGCTCCACTGGCCGGCGGCAATCACGTCCGTGGAGGAGAAGTCGTCGATGATGTCCGCGTGAACCTGGCTCGCCGAGTTCACCGTGACGATCGTCGCGCGCCCCGCACCGCCCCGGAGCATCTTCGCCTTGTCGCCGGCGAGGAACACGTTGCCGGAGGCGTCGAACTGGATGTTGACGCCCGTGGTGGCGGCCGGCGTCAGCGTGGCTTCGCCGACCTGCGGCAACTCGCGCGTGGGCGGGGGCACGAAGTTGACCTCGCGCAACTCCCACTCGATGGTGGTGATGCGCAGGAGCTTGTAGGGCTGAAAGTCCGGGTGGAAGAGATACAGCACATCGGCCGATTGCGCCATCCGCAACTCCGGGATGGCGTCCGCCGTGTAGGGCGACCCGATCACGATCGCTTCAGCCACCTGCACGCTCACGGTGTCGAGGTCGATGTCCCGGTTCTCGCTCGACGCGAAGTGGACCCACGTCGTGGTGGCCGTCGCGGTGAACTTGACCTTGCGCGCGCCGGCCGTGAAGGACTCGTTGAGCAGCGTGATGCCGCCGTCGGTGATCCCGATCTGCACGGTGAGCGTCCACGTCGAGGTCCAGGACAGCACGTACTCCGTCCCCACCACGGTCGTGACGCCCTGCCCCATGCGGGTCGTCCCGGCCGCGCCCGCGTTCATCCGCGCCACGCCCCCGCTGGCCGCATTCCACGCGGTCCCGCCGGTGCCCGTGTTGACCTCCGACCACGAAGCAAGATCGGCCGCGAAGGTGCCGTTAGTCAGCAACTCCGTGCCGTCGCCTTCCCCCGTCAGGAGCGCCCGATCCCGGAAGATGCGGATGGTGAGCGGGGCGAACTCCAGGACGTAGGCTTGCTCGTTCGAGAAGATGAACGGGAAGAGCCACGAGCGCTGATCCGTGTTCATGGCGGCGTGAATGAAGAGCGTGCCCGCCCGGCGCGCGGCGCCGCCCTGCACGCGCACGGTGAGATTCTTGAGCAGCTCGGCACCGTTCTGATACCCCTTGAAGTCCAGCCGCGCCCGGAGCTGGGGCGACTGCTCGCCGCCCGTGAAGTTGGTCTGGAACTGGCGGAGCGCCATCAGGGGTCCTCGACCTCGACGCAGGGGTCCGTGGCCGTGGGATGGCCGCACACGACCCCGGCATCGACGGGCGGCAGGAAGAAGAGCGCGTCGTACACGCCGCCCACCGCGTTGACGTTGCGCGAGTTGCCAAGAGTGATCCCGTCGTCGTCGATGGACGTGATGCCGGCCGAATCCTGCGTGCCATCGGCCAGGCCCCGGCACTGGGCACTTTCGACGGACCGCCAATAGATCTCCGTCCCCTCGCTCTTCGGGCCGGCTTCCAAAGGCGACAGGTCCAGATCCGATTTCGGCCGGGGCGCCGGCACGGTCCACGCGAAGAGCGGCCCGTCTCCCGCCCCGGTGATGGCGCGCACGGCGCTGTCCAGGTTCACGGTGACCACCGACCGGATCTCCTGGGTGTCGTTCGTCGGCACCGCCACCATGGTCCCCGACCCGATCACGCCCTCGATGCGCACGTCGGCCGGGAGCCCGGCGATCTGCGTCAACGTGGTCACGCCGGCCACGACGCTCGAGGAGTAGTGCACACCGAGCGTGTAGACCGTCAGGCCGTCCGTCGAGGTGACGCGGGTGACGGCCGCGCGGGTCATGACGGCCGGCGTGGCCGTGGTGCCCCCGTTCTGCGCGCTCCACAGGCCGCGGTTGAAGAGCGTCATCTGGCCGACCGCGGGCGTCGCCAGGACACGCTGATAGTGCTGGTCTTCCGTGAGCAGACTCAGGCTCTCGCCGCTCGCGTTGCGGGTGTACAGCGAGACGGTCTGCTGCGTCAGCACGAGCGAGGCATCAGTGCCCCACACGATCGCGCCGTTGCGGCCCGTGTACGGGATGAGCGAGAGGAAGCCGGGGCGCGGCCGCATGGCGAACCAGTAGTAGGACGCGCCCGGGATATTTTGCTCGGCCGAGACCGTGAACGCCCGCACCGACACGCGGTCGATGCCGAGCCCGTTGGCGTGCAGCGCCAGGCCCGTCGGGAAGTCGAGACTGGCGGCGTGGAGCCAGCGACTGGCGTTCACGGGCGCGGTCAGGCTGCGCGTGCGGTAGACCGGCAGCACGGCTTGCGTGATGACGTTGACGGACGCCGCGAGCGCGCCGTACACCATGGACGCCGGTCGATCGCCGGGGCCGATGTACTGAATCCGCGTGTACCCCGTCGCGGTGATGATGTTCCCGTACCCGTCCAGCGCGCCATCGGTCAAGGTGAACAGCCCCGTGATCTCGTCGGTGGCGGTCGGCTGGCCCCGGTGTTCCTTGCGGATGATTCGAGGCGGCACCGTGGTCCGAAACGACGACGCCACGCGCGCGAAGTAGAGGCGCACGATCGGCGGCAGCGGCCGGCTCTTGTTGCGCGTGATGACCCAGCCGAGACCCAGTCCACCGACGCCGGCCACGAAGTGATACGTATACGCGGAGGCGGCAATCGCCGTCACGCCATCGGTTTCCGTGACCGCCGTCAGTCCGGGACCGATCGCCAGCCCGACCGGGTCCGCGCGCGTATCCCATTCGATGAAGGGCGGGTCTTCCGGCCACTCCACGCCCCGGCGCAGGATCATCGTCGCGCCGTCGAGCGAGACCTCGGCGCGGAAATCCCCGTAATTCCTGGCGGCGGCGAAAATGCTATCTGACGCCGGCAATGCGGAGTAGGTGACGGCGCCGCTGGTCGATTTCACGACGGCACTCGGGCGCGCCACGGGAAACGGCGTCGGCGCGATCCCGTCCGTTGCCGTCCACACCTGCGTGACCGGCGAGGTGTCCTCGCCGTAGTGCGCGACGTACTCGAACTGCGGGATGAAGGGCACCGACACCTGCCGCGTCCCGCCCGCGCCCGCGTAGCCCCCTTGGGCGAACCCGTCGCCCTCGGAGAACACCATCGCCATGTACGCCGTGCCGTCGTTGTTGAGCGCGGTGCCCACGGTGAACGCGGAGCCGGGACCAAGGGCCAGGAGCGAATCCGACAGGACGGCGCCCGTGTCGAGGCGCACGGCGTCCGTCTGCCCGTCCTCATCCATCGCCGTCGAGCGCCACACGCCCCCGGACATGCCCGGCGTGCAGTGGATCACGACGGCGGGCACGAAGAGGCAGGCGACGATCTGGGTGGCGGCTCCGTCTCCCGTCCACTCGACGATGGCCGCGCGGGCGGTGGCCATAGCGGTCAGGACCGGACGGACAGGAGGCTGTTGGAGAACTTCGGGGGCCGCGCGGTGTCGAGCTTGTCCACGCCGCGGACGGCCTTGAACTCCTGCATGAAGGCCGCCTGCATGAGCTGCACGATCTGGGGCTTGCCGGTCACGGGCAGCGCCAGGCGCCAGGCGATGAGGGCCGCCAGCGCGGACCGGAAGGACGGGTCGAAGAGCGTGGGATCGGTGACGCGCGCGCCGTACTCGATGTCCAGCGTGGGGCCGACGTCACTCACCAGGTACGCCCCTTCGCGCACGGCCGGCTCCTGGTACGGCTGTCCGCCGAGGGTCCAGGTGTTCGGCCAGCCCCAGGTCACGGGCGCGGCGTTCCACGCGGTCGGATTCTGGGTCTCCGTGAGCCGCAGGTAGTCCGTCGGGAGCGCGTAACGATAGGCCCAGTTCCAGGGCGGGGCCAGGTGCCACGCCCCCGCCGCGATGGCCACCAGGTCCGGGAAATCCTCCTCGATGTCCGCCGTGACCTGGGTGGTGGAGGTGAACCCGACGATGCGCGCCACACCGCCGTTGTCCGCCAGGATGCGCAAGCCCACGTCCGCCGCCACGAAGGCCGCCGCGCCGGCCGTGAAGAGGATGGCATCGCCCGTCACCGCGGCCGGCGCCAGGGTCGTGGTCGTGGTGGCGTCCAGACGCACGCGGGTGCGGGAGAAGCGCGGCGGCCACAGCCGGATCAGCTCGTCGCGCGCGCCGGGATAGAATCCGTTCGCCAGCCCGGTCGGGTCGATCGGATCATCGCCCGAGGGCGCGGGGAACCGCCCGAGACGCCCGATGGCGTCCTGGAGGATCACGCTCACGGTCACGGCCTCGGGGTCGGCCTCGAACTTGCCCTCGCCCCCTTCGATGGCGCTGGTCTGCTTGGCGCGGGAGATCACCGCCCCGTACAACTCGCCCATTGCCTTGACGAGCTCGAGCTTGCCCGGCAGGCCGTAGGCGAACTTGATCGCCAGCCGCGAGATCAGCGCCTCTTCGTAGTCCGGGTCAAAGAGGGTGGTATCCACGACGCGCTGGATGTAGACCACGTCCAGCGTCTCGCTGTCGCTCACGAAGTGGTCGCCCTCGGCGCGGTGCGGTACGCCGTGGCGCACGTGCACGAGGCGCAAGAGGGCGCCGGAGGTGTCGTCCGGGTCTTCCGTGGGCTTGGCGATGGTGTAGGCCCACGTGTTCGCGGGAGTCGCCGCGTAGACCCGCCAGACGCCGCTGGCGTGGGCCCCGACGCTGGACCACGCCACGGTGGTGGTCGCCGTAACCACGGTGGCCGAGGTGTAGCCGGTGATGAGAGAAGAGCCGGAGCCCCCGGACGCTTGGCGGACGGTCTTGCCCACGTCCGTCGAGAGGAAGGTGGCCGTGCTGGCGGTGAGGGTCTTGCCGGTCCCCACAGTGGCGGCCGAGAGCGTGAGCGTGCCCGCGGGGATCACGTAGGCGGTGAGCGTGGCCCGCACGAGGGCGAACGCCCAGGGGTTGAGGCGCAGCTCCTCATCGCGGGTCGGCGCGTAGAACAACTCGGCGAGCTGGCCCTCTGGTTTCGTCGGCGTCGCGAGCTCGCCCGCGTCGATCAGGGAGGCGCCGATCCGGGCCAGAGCCGAGTTGACGATGTCGAGGGAGGAGGCGACCATGGATTACTCCCAGCCCGGGAACGGCTGCGGGGAGCCGCCGGCCGCGCTCCACGCGGTCTTGTTCGCCGCGTTGGCGGGGCCGAACATGGGCACGGCCAGCGCCACGAGGTCCAGGGCGGCGCGGGCGGCGGCGCGGTGGCCGAGGGCAACCGCTTCGGCGATCTCCTCGGGCGACGCATCCGGGGCGGAGCCTACCCCACTGCGTCCGACCGCCGTCAGCGCGGCGATGCTGACGAGCGTCGCCGTCTTGGAGTCCAGCGCGTCGCGGTAGTAGATCCCGTGGTAATGGTGCAGGTCGCCCGCGGTCTGGACCGTCATCGGCCAGAGCGAATTGGTCGCCGCTTCCCGCGCCATCGCCCCGAGCGCCGCCGCGTGCATCCACTCCTGCGCGTCCGGGATCATCCGCACGCGATGGCCGAGACAGCCGCGGCAGTCTGCGGCCACGGCCGCGCCGAAGCAGATCAGGTGGACGGTATGCGCGTCGAGGGCCATCATCGTCTCCTTCTGCGCCACGTCGGCAGGTAGCGGGTCACGGCGGCGGCCGGAGCCTCGCCCGCATCAATGATCCCGCGATACATGAAGTCGGCTTGGGCGCGGTCTCCCGCCCCCACCGTGCCATCCGGCAGCGGCCACAGGCCCCGCCACGGGCTCGCGGGAGCGATGGCCGAGGCGCGCTTGTTCGCGGTGTCGATGGCTATGGCCCGGTCCCCACTTCGCCCTTGGTGAAGGTCGTCGCGTCATCGCTCGTGGTCGCCTTCTGGTCCACGGTAGCGGCGTCGTCGGCCATGAGGCTGTACTGCGTCGCTGTCTGCGTGCTCTTGTTGCGCCACGCCTTGAAGAGATAGCCGAGCTTCTTGGCGATGGTGTTCGTCGCCGCCGGAATTTCCTGACCGGGCTCGGCGTAGGTGTCGGTGGCGAGCGCGTCCACCACCTCCGCGTTGACCTGCGCAGCCGAGAGGTTGTTCAGCGCCGCGATGGCCGCGTCGATGTCCGTTTCCTTGTCCCGTATCAACTCCAGCGTGTCCGTCCCCGCCGCCCACGTCGCCCCCTTGATCTCCGTGAACGCGGCGACCATCTCCGTGTTCGTCGGGGCGTCGTAATCAGTCAGTGCCGTGTCGGCCTGCGCGTTCACATCAAGCTTCTCTTGCGCGGAGAGCGCCACGTTGCCCGTCTTGGCCCCGATGTCCGAATCCATGCGCCCGCCAACCAGCGCCGCCGGAATCCGCCCGTCGAGCGTCGTCCCGGTGTCCACGAGGATGGCCTGCACCAACTCGTACAGCGTCGAGGCCGCCGCCCGCACGATGAACGAGCCGACGAACCCAGCCGGGTTGACGCTACTGATCGTCAGCGTGCAGAACACGCCGTACTCGCCCGCAGCATAAGCCGTCGTGTCGATGGCGATCTCGTGGAGGCCGTCGCTGTAGTTCGCATGCGTCAGCAGCGTCGGCGTCCCGCTCGCGGTGGGGGCGGCACCCGATGCGGCACCTGCCAGTCGCACGTCGTACAGGGGCGTTGCCCCATCCCCGGCGCTGCCCGCTGTCGTGTTCGCGGCGAACCAGAAGTAGGCAATCCCACCGACCGCGACTTCCTTGGGGGCGCTCATAGGGTGGCTCCGCCGAGACTACCGCCGGCCGTGATGAGTTGCGGGTTCCCCGCATGGATCAGAGGGCCTATTTTATGGGGGATGGAGTACCGCCTCCGCACGATGGGGCGGAGCATGGCGTAGGGTTCGGCGTGGAGCCAGAACACCTTCTCGGCACTTAGCTCCAGAAGATAAAGAAACACGTATTCTATGGTTCCCGTGAATGGAAACGTGCCACCACTTCGCGAGCCGATGGCCCAGGGGACGGATGTACTTGTCACCGAGACGCCTCCGCCGCCGCTGCTCCCGTCCTGTTTGCCATCAACATAGCTGGTGACGTTTACAGCGCTTAACCACGTTCCTGCGAGGGATCGGAAGCCTGTGCCCGTGATATTGGTCGTCCCCTGAGCGTCGCTGCCGATGGCATTGATTTGTATTGCAAGCTGGCCGACATTCGAATTGCATCGCAACTCAAAGCCGTTCGTACCGTCGTTGGCCGAGAAGATCATGGGGTAACTGCCTACTGCTGTCATGGACACCCTGGCGGCGATAGACAGTTGCGTAGTCGTTACAGGAACATCGCGAACCTGATACGCCGCTGTCCCTGCGCCGCTCAACTGCAACCCTCGTGAATTGCCGTAAACAATCGGGCTAGAGCCCGCCGAGAGACCCAATGCGGCGGCCCCTTGGACCAGATCGACATTAGAGAGCGCATCCTCCAGCAACCACGCTCTGAATAGCCCGCATGCCAGCGGATGCCCCCAATCAATCTCCGCCGCCCCGAACGGAGGCTTGACTCTTGGATCGGGCCACAAAAGGGAGCGCGGCATCAGAAGACACCCAAGTATGGTATACCTTGCTTGTGGAGAAATGGTCGCGATGGACCGATGAGGAACGGAGTCGCTTGCGTTCCAACTTCGGCCGAAGAAGTACAAAGATCCTGGTGAATGATTTCCCGGGTAGAACTCGTGTTGCTATCCTCCAGCAAGCGAAGGCCATGGGCCTTAAGGCCGATCGTTATGCGCTCGCATCGGCCGCCCTCAAGCGATACCATCACGATACAACGTACTTTTCTACCCCCTCGCCCGCCGTGTCCTATTGGGCCGGATTGCTTGCAGCCGATGGATGTCTTATCCCCGTGGGCCATGGAACACAACTCGGATTGCAAGTGAGCGATGGGCATCATGTACGCCGGTTCGCCAACACTGTAGCTTTTACTGGGCCGCTTCTGGTGGAGAGACGGCCGAATACGACTGCTCTCAAAGTACGCGCCTGGGGAACACATCAATGGCATAGGGATCTCACCAAACACTACTCCATCACGCCCCGAAAGACTCTCACCCTCCGCCCTCCGAAGCGGCTGGACCGTCGAAATAGCCTGGCCTTCATTGTCGGCTATATTGACGGCGACGGGTGCATTCGCAGAGCAAGTCGAAAGGATCGTATGCTCACCATTTCGATCGTTGGTACTCGGCCTCTCCTTGGCTGGATCAAGAAATGGTTCGATCAGCTCTCGCCGCCCGTTCGGTGCCGAGCCAAGGTACTCCGCCAAGGACAGAGCCGAGCTTTTGTCTATCAGGTGTCCGGTATCAGAGCCGCTGCGGTCGCGCGCGCGCTTCTGCGGATCTCGCTCCCGAGACTCAGAAGAAAATGGGACCAGGTTAGACCCCTTGTTCATTGAATCTCCTGTATTTCAGGGTCGAGCCGCTCGCTGCGAACGCCACGCCCGATCCGTTCCGCAACTGGAGCTTGAAGTCGAAGGGCAAGATGCCTACCGCGCGCGAGAAGATCCGCTGCGCCGTCGCGGCCGTCGTATCGAGTGGGATCGAACAGAGGAGCGCGGTGGTCTGAAGCGGTTTGGCCGGATCGGCATAGTTCGTTCCGTCCGGCTGGTAGTCGATCCAGATGTCCACGTAGGCCCCGGCGGTCGGGCTCAGGGCGGCGAGCACGAGTTCAAACGCGATGAACTCGTACAGATCCGTCTCGTTGGCGATCTCCGCGCCCACCGCCACGAAGGCTGCGTTGGCGAGCGCGTTCAGCTCCGTCGTGTAGTACGTCGCGATGCCTTCGGGTGCGGCCCATTTGTGAGTGATGGCCATTACGCAACTCCTCCGGCAGTCCAGGTGGTGCCGTCCCACGTCGTCCCGTACCGCTGCCACGGATTCAGAGACGTGATGACTGCCTGGTAATCCGTCCACCGGGTCTGAAGAAACGCCCGGATCTCCGCGAGCGTGGCGCTGACAGGAACCTGAATCGTGTCAACCTTCTCCACGACGGACCCATTCTGAAGCGCCGTATTGTCGGCGGCGAGGGCGTCCTTCCACGCGGAGGCGAACGTCGGTCCAGCGAGCGCGGCGTAGAACGGCTGACGAGCGGCGGGCGCATTCGCCCACAGGACGTAGCGGTAAACCTGCTGATTCGTCGGCTCGGGCCGATCGAGGATGATGATGCTCAGGCGTGGCATGCGCTACTCCTTTGCAAAGGATCTCCTTGTCAGCGACTCAGCTCCGTGAGCCTCGCGTCCTTCTCGGGGTGGGCGGGCATCAGCGCACCGTCGCCAACACGAGGTACACGTCCACGTTCGACACGCCCGCGCCGGCCGTGGGCCGCCCGAGATACCCGTGGGTCAGGATCGTGTGCGCCGCCTCAGCGGCGACCCCCGAGATGGCCGCCCCGGCCTCGGCGTTCTTCGCGGTCACGTACCGGGCCGAGGCCGTCACCGGCTCCGGCGACACCTCGAACGTGAGCGACCCGCCGAAGGCGCCCGCCGACAGAAAGAATACCGTCTTGTCGGTGAAACCCGCGATGAGCACGGGCGTGCAGTCGTCGGAGGCGTCCACCTCGGCCCACTTCCAGATGCGAAGCCCCCGCTTGGAGAGCGGATTGGCGAGGCGCGTCGGCGTGATGGTGGCCATCGGGCCGCCTTACAGCGCGGCCTTGAGCGCGGCCAGATCCTGCCGTGCCCGCGCCACGCGCGCCTCCAGGTCTTCCGCCTCCTGGACGGCCTCGGCCACCTTCACCATCCGCTCCTGCCCCAGCGTGACCAGCCCCTCGTCGTACCGGCGTCGCGCCTCGGCCCAGTCGGCGGCCAGGGCTTCGAGCGCCCGGTTCTTCTCGCCTTCGACGCGCTCGACTTCGGCCTGCGCCTCGGCCGCCACCGTCTCCAGGCGCTTCTGCGCCACGGCCTCCCGGGTTTCCAGGGACACGATGGACGCCCCCAGCGCCTCCGCCCGCGTCTCCAGCGCCGCCACCCGGGCCGCGTGCGAGCTCAGGAAGGCTTCTGCCTCGACGGCCTGCTCAAGCACGAGTTGGGCCCGCGTGGCGACGGTGTGCGCCTTGGTTACCTCCACGGCCTGCTGCCGCGCCGCCCGGAGGGCCTGCTGAAGATCCGCCGCGGTTGGCGTCGTCGCCTGCTCGCTCATGCCTGTCTCTCCCCCTCAGGGGCGAGGCCCGGTCCCCCGGACCCCGCCCCGCTGATGCTGGTGGCTGGCTACCCGACCTGCGCCCAGACCACGTACCCGCTGATCGTGTCGTCCGTCTCGATGTTGCCCGTGTCGATCATCGCGTACAGGATGAACCCGTTGCGCGAGTTGATCTGCGTGATGCCCGGCCCCGCGGCGGCCGTGACCGCCGGCAGCAGGAACACGGACGAGATCGCGCCGCCGCCCGCGTCGGCGTTGTCCAGGAAGGCGTTGTCGTCCTCGGCCACCGCGTCCCCGTCCGGCTCCGTGTAGGCCCGGAACCCGAGGTGCAGGTCGGCATTGACCGCTTCCTGCGTGGCCTCGATGCGCGAGAGCTGCGAGAAGATCGTGAGGCGCCCCGGCGGCAGGCGCAGGAGGTTCACCTCGCCGGTCCCCGCGCCGGCCGCGGCGAGATGCGTGTAGGTGAAGGGCTTGGCCTTGAGGCCCACGTTCCAGATCGGCCCGCCGATGGCGCCGGCCTGGGAGGTGTACTGCGCGCTACTCGTCGGAGTGCCCGTGAATGCGGCCATGGCTCGTTCTCACTTTCCGCTCCCGGGCGTCTGGTCGGCCAGAGGCCCGGGGGCGAGGGGGTTCATTTCAATGCGATTCCGTCAGTCCTATGTTTCGGTTATGTCCACCTGGACTACCCGTACCTCCTCGACCCGCACCGCGCCGAGGCTCATGCCGGCCCACACCTGCCAGGCGTGGTTCAGATCCGGCCGCTCGCTGATCTTGACGTCGAGGTCCATGCCGATGGCCAGGCCGATCCCGTCGGCCTGCCACGCGATACAGGTCCGCGTGGTGCTCACCTTCGTGAGCAGCGTGGTCATGATCCAGGTGAAGCCCATGTAGGGGCCCGTGAACCGGCCCTCGCGCAGCGCCATGAGCTGGGAGAAGTCGCTGCTCGTCACTTCCGTCTCGCCCAGGAGGTCTTCCATCCCCTGCGGCGAGATCGCGAAGGCCCGCCGCGGGAGCGGCACGGGGCCCTCGTTGAGGATGCGGTTGGCCTGGTTGACCTTCTCGAAGGTGAGCCCGACGGCGCCGGCCGCGATCTGCTGGGCAGCGCCGATCGCCACGCTCGAGGTGGCGTCATTCTCGTCCACGGCGGTGGCGCTCCCGGTGAGCGCGGCGAGCACCGTCTCGTCCAGGACCTCGTTGTAGCTCTCCGCGTGGTTGCGCGCGTAGTCGTTCTTGGGCTGGATCAGCATCTTGATCTCGTCGTGCCGGTCGAGCAGGATGGCCCCGCCGCGATCGGTGAACGTGGCCCGGCGCCGCGTGTGCTCCGGGTTGAGGATCTGCGTCTGCGAGTGCCGACCCGAGATGATCGGCAGGGTGGAGCGCCCGAGACGCTCGAAGTTGGCGCTCTTGCCCGTGACGCCCGTCTTCAGGCGCACGAACGGGCGGGTCTTGCTGCCGTACTCGCCTTCCGTCACGAGGCGGATCACCTCGGCGGAGTACGCGTGAACGTGCGCCTTGTCAACCGTTTCGGCCATGATGCCCTCCGTCGAACAGAACGTGCTGCGTTCTGGTTGACGGTGAGTAGTCCGGCCGATCCGGGCTCACCTGACGGCTTGTCGCGCCGTGTCCCTCGCCGGGTCTGTCCCCGGCGCCGCCCGGCCCCTCGCGGGGTAATCGGGCGCTGTCCTGCCGCGTCCTGGTTCCGCTACTCGGAGTGGGTCAGGTTTCGGCCCTCGACTCCTTGCGTCTCACGCTTCCGCGTCCTCTCGAACAACCAGAGACGCGCCTCTTCCAGCTTCGTGATCGCCAAGGCGTTCGTTCTCGACTTGAACGGGCCGCGTTGGAATCCTTCCAAGCGCAACACGAGGATGCCGATGATGTCCTCGATCTGGACACCGTTGACGCCGAATTCCTTCACCGGGCCGAGTTGAAACTTGATCCGGGTACCACCAGCCATCTCGATCAGGCTGGGCGTTCCGTCCATCGTTTCCTGGTCTGCCTGGGTCGTCATCGCTCCCCTCCTTCTTGTGAGAAGTTCGCCGCCATTACTTCCGCTCGCGCGCCGCCAGCAACTCGCGCGTGAGGTTCAGGATGCGGTCTCCCGCCGTGGGGTCATGCTCCGCGCCCGGCGCCGTCCTGATCCGGTCGATCTCGGCCTGGATCTCGGTCACGGTGCGCCCGGCCGACACCTCGTCGCCGCGGATCTCGCCGCGCTCGTGCAGGATCTCGCCGATGCGCACGAGGCCCTTCACCAGCGCCACGTTGTTCCCCGCGTCCTCGATGGCCGCCGCCAGCTCCGGGTCGCGCCCGAAGAGCGTCGCCACCGTGGCGCGGGCGAGTCCCGTGTTCCGCTGGTAGGCGCTGCCCCACTCCTGCTTGAGCGCGGCTTCCGCCGACTTCCGCGCCTCGCCGGTCTGGCGCATCTGCCCGTCCACCTGGCCGATCATGTACTGGCCGTACCAGTCGAGGCACTTCTGGACCTGGGCGGTGGTCAGCCCGGCCGCGTGCGCGACGCCGAGGAACGCCTTCTGGCCCTCGGGGTCCACGGTGATCCCCAGCTCGGGCGGGAAGGTCTGCTCCTTCACCGCGTACTTGTCGGGCGACTCCGGGCGGCCTAACTTCGAGAAGACCGCGGCCCATTCCTCGGCTGGAGCGTCCGGTTTCGGTACACGAATCGCGTCCCGAAGATAGGCATGCACTTCCTCGCCGCTCACGCCTTCGGGAAGTTTCTCCCCGATGAATCGCTTCGTCTCGACATAGGACTTCGCCAGGGACCCGATGTCCTTGAAGCCCTCCAGCGTCTTCTCGGCCCGCAACTCCTCGGGGAGCCCGGCGCGCCAGTCGGTCGGAGGCGCAGGAGGGGCCGCAGCAGGAGGCGCAACGGGCGCGGGAGGCGTCTCGATCTCAGGCATGGGTGGTTCCTCCGTGAAGGCCCTCGAACATCAAGCGGATGCGGTCCTCCAACGCATCGAGGAGATCCAGGCGGGCTCCGTCGAGGATCTCTTCAGCGTAATGGCATCGGGTGGAACACCGCGCGGCTACCAGATACAGAGGCCACCGATGCGCCATGAACGGGCGCAGGCTCGGCCGCGTGATGAAGTCCCTCATCGTGAGCCACGCGCCGAACATCTCCAGCTCAGGCATCGTTCACTCCTGGCATAGTGTGCACCTCCGGCACGGCCAGCAGGTCCGCCTCCGCCTGCCGCTCGATCCGCGCCACCGCGTCGTAGATCCCCGCCGCCCGGTCGCCCACGGCGGCCTGCCGAGCGAGGGCGAACAGGTCGAGGCGCACGAGGCGCCACCCGGGCGCGCCCATCACGTTGCGGCACGCCTCCTGGAGCCGGCGCTGGAGCTCGTTCCGGGCCTGGTCGGGGATGGCCATCAAGCCATGCTCATCACGCGGCTCTGGGTCGCAGCGAGTATCTCTTGCTCTTCCAGCGCGATCGTGGCTCGTCGCCGGTCTCTGGTCCGACAGGCGTATGAGCACCAGACGCGGACTCTTCCATTCGGTCGTTGCACCATGGCCTTCTGGCAATGCGCACACGGAAAACCTCTTTTCATGCCGCCTGCTGCCCCTGCTGGCCGACGCTCGCCGCCTGCGACACCGCCGTCAGGGCCGGCGCCGCCTTGCCGGCCGACTCGGCGACCTGGCTCATCATCGCCATCTCCTGCTGCTGGCGCTGCATCTGGCCCCGCTGCGCGCGCACGGCATCCCGCTCCTGCACTGAGCGGAGATAGGACGCGGGCAACCCCACGATCTGGCTCTGGTCCCGCGCCGCGTCGTCCAGGTCGAAGTTGTCGAGCGTGGTGACGGCCGCCTCGGGCGACACTCCCGCCAGCGCGGCGATCTGCTGGAGCGTGGCCTCCCAGCCGGCCACGCGCTGCGCCTTCTGACTCTTCGCCAGCGGGCCTTCGTACTCGATGTCGATGTCGTCCTCGAGCACGGCATCCGGCACCGGCAGGAGCGCCCCCGCCCGGAGCATCAGCGCGAACACGCGCTCGATGACGCGGTTGAGGAATTCGCTCTCCAGCCGGCCCAGCGTCGGGCCCAGGATGCGCCGCATGATCTCCCACCGTCGCTCCACCTCGGTGGCCGTCATGGTGCGCCCCTCGGTCAACTGGAGCTGCTCCCAGTAGAAGATGCGTTGGATGCGCGCCCGGCGGTTCTCCATCAGGAGCTGCGCCACGTCGAACTTGCCGCCGGTCTCCAGGGGTCGGAGCGCGTTAGGCACCTCCTCCACGGTGATCCCGTTCGGCCGCAGGTCGATGTCGCCCACGATCCCGTCCACCAGTTGCGCGTAGGGCGGCCGGATCGCCAGCTCGCCGGACTGGAGCGTCAGCATGTCGGCCTGGTTGAGCGTCTTGATGTCCGCCAGCGCGATCATGGCCGGCGAGTCGGAGCCCCACACCTCGCCCGCCAGCTTCGACCACCGCGGCACGGCGTAGGGAAACTCCGGGAACCCCGACTCCAGCAACATCCGCTTGTGCGCGGCTTCCAGGTAGCAGGAGGCGAAGGCCATGCCCGACGCGCCGTACTGCGTGCGGCCCTCGGCCCGCGGCATCACGCAGTGCAGGACACGCACGCGCTCATCCGGGCGCCCGCCGGAGATCATGCCCTTGATGGCATCGCTCACCTTGTCCTCGCCGAACTGCTGGACGACCTGGCGCGCCGACATCTCGAAGGACCGGAACAGCGTGTCCACCATGCCGTCGGCTGCTTCGTCGATGACGTACTCCTGGATCGGCAACGCCCGGAAGCGCAGCCCTCCGAACGGGATGCCCTGCGCCGGCTTCTCGCGCTCCTCGATGAGCAGCGCCGCCGTACTGAACGTCGCCAGATCGTCGTAGCAGAGGATCGTCTCCGCGTAGAAGTTGGACTGCCGCAGCGCCAGGCTCATCCGCTCCTCGGTGTCCTCCAGCCAGGACTGCACCTCCCAAGCATCGTTGCTCTCGGCGTTGCGCGTCTTCAGGCTGAACCACCGGAGCGCGTTGTTGGTCAGCGCGCCTTGCATGGAGGCGCTCAGGAGCTTGCGCGCCTCGATCGCCGTGGAGTCGTACACGCGCTGCATCCGCTTCTCGCCCTCGACGCCCTGGCGCGTGATCGTGTTGCGCCCCGGCATCACGTAGTCGGCGAGGTCCTGGCAGTGATTCCGATACGTCTGCGCCCGGGCCAGGAGGCGGTCGTAGCGCGTGCAGAGCTGCGCGGCGTCAGCGGGCATGAAGTCGTGCTCTCCGTGCGGCTCGCCACTTCCTCTGGTAGGCCCTGGTGCGGCACGCGGGACATCGGAGGGGAATCACACCACCGCGCCGATATCCTATGTACTCCTGCCCACAGCGCGAGCATCGGCAGCGTGGAGGGAGAATCAGAAGATGGACCGTTGCCATCAGACTCCGCGCCGCGATCTCGAAACCCGTCATGGCGAGAGAAGGGAGTTCGCCACGCATGGGCTACTCCGCGGCCGGACCCGGCCGGCGGGCGATCTGCTCCGCCTGTCGCGCCGCCAGCGCCTTGGCGGCCTTGGCGTCGGCGATGTCCTTGTCCGTCGCCCACCGCACGCAGTCGGGCAACTCCTCGTAGACGATCACCGCCGCCTCGCACTTGAGACACCGCACGCTCGCCGACGCGGCCCGCCGGGACTGCGGCATCCGGAACCGGGGGGGCCAGACCTTCGGCTTGACGACGACGTGCCCGCCCATCGCTTCCTCGCACGTTCCGGGCCGCATCGGAGCGTCCACGCGCTGCAACACTGCATCCATGGTCAGTGTCCTTTCTTCGTCTTGTGAATGCCGGTGAGCGTGCCCTTGTTGGCGCTCGCGTACATCACCTGCTTGGCCTTGTCCATCGAGCCGTACTGCTCGCGCATCGCGTGCAAGATCGTCTTGCCTTTCTTGGTCAGGGGCATCAGGTCGTCCCTTCATGCGCGGCCAGCCCGAGCACCACCGCGCCGAGCGTGCCTGTGGTCGGGAAGTGGAACGGCGACATGCCGAGCGCGTAGACACCAAGCGCGGCCACGCTTCCCGCGGCCTCCGCCCGCAGCAGCGCGTGCCGGTGGACCCAGAGCCAGCCGAGCACCGGCACCAGGCCGACAAGGCCGTATTCGTAGAGGTACTGGCCGGGGTCGCTGTGGCCGACGAAGAAGGCGTCAGGGATGCTCCCGACCACCGCGGCGGCTTGCAGGTCCGGGATGGAGGCGAACCACGAGGACGGCCCGAAGCCGATGAGGACCGACCAGATGGAGCTCGTCCAGCGCCAAGCCGCGATCCGCCA